CTAAAACAGGAAATATGGAACTTCAAAATGAGTTTTATACTGATTTAAGTACCAGTGACCTGGCTAAAAAAGGATATGAACTTAAACAGATCGACATGATTATAAAAGGAAGAGAGGCTAGAAAATATTTAGAGAAAACTAAAAATCCAGATGTTAATATCAGTATGCACGAACAAACGAGTAGTAATGAGATTGGCGCTGTGCTGGAAGATCTTTATAATCGAGGTGATGACATTTATAAAATGTCTATGAAAGAATGGGTTACAAAAATCCCTGAGTATTTTGCAGAGGGAGGACATGTTCCTGGTTTTGCAACCGGAGGAGTCTCAAATCTTTTCCGACAGCGCTATCGTTCTGGTAAAGCAGTAGAATTAGTAACCAAGCTTCCAGAGTTCCTAAAATTTGTGGAAAGATTATTGATCAAAGCTTCAAATGAAATTCGACAGGGAATAGGAAAATGGAAAGGCCTAACCACTTCACAGAAGGTGGCTCAACATGATAACCTTACCAAGCTGGCCACAGAATTTCAAAAAACTAAAAAATTTGATGTAAGAATAAACGAGTATACTGGAATCGATGCCGAGAAGGCGTTTGTAGAGGCTCAAGCTGAAGTTAAAGCTAAAGAACCTTTAGGAAAGATCTGGAAAAGTTCAGAAGGAGAAACTCAAGGCATTGCCATGGGATTCGATAAGGAAGGAATAAAAGCATTAGATTATGCCATGAAAAAAGGAATGGCTTTATCGGACGCTATGAAAAAAATGAATTTGAATCCCGGCAGTACTAAAGACTATGACAAATTTGAAAAATTAGTTTCTGAAGGCATGATTGGTTTTTCAAGAGAGATGAAAGAGCAGATCATAAGAGCTAAGTATGGAGATGTTGTTAATAAAGAACTTTTAAATCAAATGCTAACAGACACCAACCCACAAAGATTATCTGAAGTTATGGGAACCATTGATGAAGGCGTGATTATGCATGAAAAAGGAATGGGAACCGATGAAATTATTACTACCCTTAAAGAATCTTTTAAACGAAAACCAAACGTTGAAGGCGGCTTGATCCCAGGCTATGCAACCGGCGGCGTGTCTAACCTTTTCAGGAGCCGCTAATGGCTTACATTCCTTGGTATAATAGAACCGGACCAATCACCATGGGCGAACGCTTTGGGCTCAATGAAATTTCTACAGCGCGCAAGACCTTAAGTCCTATAAAATCTTATACAGACGGAGGAAGGATTGGGTTTGACGAGGGTAAACGAGTTTATGTTGAACCTAACATTAGAGAATACACTACTACCGGTAAATATTTTGTTGATAAAAAAGGGATACGGAATTCTTTTGACACACTCGAAGAGGCTAGAAAATTTATTAAAAAAATTGAGCAAGAGACGACTTCTAGAGTTGGAATTGGTAGGGATATTTCTTCTGAGTTATTGCAAGAGATTAAAAATTCTTATCTTAAAGGAAATTCGGCTCTTACTATTTCTAAAAATTTAATTGAGAGGTATCCTAATAAAATAGGAATTTCTGCTAGTACAATAGATAGTGTTTTAACGAAGTTAAAAACGGAAGCGGTTAATAAGGTTCCTAAGTTTACTAAAACAGAATTAAAAAATAAACCCGATATTCGAGGTATTAATCAATTTGTGGCTGTGGCTCTGGATCCTAAAAAAATAGAAGCTATTAAAAAGGACGCTAAAACTTTAACCAAATCAGAAATTACTAAAAATCATAATGTTTCTATTCAATCTTTAATTAATCTTGAAGAAAAAGGATTAGTTAAATTTCCGATTAGGGGAGTGGGCAAGCCTCCTTTTAAGGCACAGGTAACGGCGGATGCTGAGACAGTTTTAAAAATGTTAAAATCAGATCCTGCACTAACGACTGCGGCTATAAAAAGACAAACAGGGTGGAGTGTTGCTAAAACATCGGCTGCAATTAATGCTTTAAAAAGTATTATTGAGCCTAAAGCCGGTGCGGTTAGAACGGGTTTGACGATTGAGAAAGATTTAATAAAACCTATTAAAAATTTAAAAGCTGCTATCTCTACAACTGAAGAGGATTTGCTTAAGAGTGGTGTTAAAAAAACTACAGTGGATAAACTTATGCGTTCTCGAAAAGCAGTAAGTGAATTTTTTCCAGGAGGAACTAATTTTGAACATCATCTTCCACGAAATTTAATTTCTTATATCAAGAATAAGGACCTGAGAGCACAATTAGAAGTGACGGGGTCGAGAACTTCTCCTGAACTTAATCAATTTAAATTAAGATATGATCGTTTAATGAAAGGAGTCATTGATGAATTTATAGGCTCAAACGGTACTTCTAAAGACTTGGCACTTTATAACAAGAAACGTGACAACATTAGAAGTATAGTTAAAAAAGCAACAGGGGGATATGAAATAGGTTATTTAAAATTTGATCTTAATAAAAAGGTTACTCCGGTTTTATTTGCGAAAAATATTGAGCAGGGAACAAGAGCATTAGGTCCGGAAACTTATCAAAAACTCCAATCATTTGGAAATGCTGAATTTACAAGCACCCTATTAAAAAATTATAAAAATAATCCAGATAATGAAATTTATAGTACCTTGAAAAAGTATAAACCGGTGAAAGAGCTTTCGACTGATTATGTAAATCGTTATGAGACTTTAGCTAAAGAATATAATAAAATAAAACCTTATTTATCTTCAAGAGAAAAAATAATTTCTTTTGCTCAAAAGAATTTAAATAACCCTGTCATTAAAGCTTTATTTAAAAAACCTTATGGTAAATTTGGATTAGCTTTGACTACCGCTGCTTTACTCCCGAGTGCATTAGCAGCTGAAGAGCTAGAGACTGGCGACAAGAAACAAGAAGCTAGTGTTGCTAAAGGATTAACATACGGTACCCTAGGAACCATTGCTGCTAAATATCCACAAGAAATATGGGAGGGAGGAAAAAAAGGACTTAAATGGGCAGCTGAAAAACTTACTCCTATTTTAACACCAGGTATTAGTCATGGGATTAAAGCTTTAGAGGGAGAAGTTTATAAGCCAACGAGTGGCCATGATATGACTACAATGGCTTTTTGGAAACATGCCGTTGATGCTATGGGAAAAACATCAAAAGTAACCGATGCTTCTATTCCCTTAAAGAAAAGATTAAAAGATCTAGCATGGAGAGGTTTATTACCCACTCGATTTTTACCGATTATCAGTGGAGGAGCATCTGTAGCCATGGGTCCTATGCTCATTAAAGATGCAGCAGAATGGTTACAAAGTCGAATTGATAAAGAAGGTTTAACAGGAAAGATCGAAGAACAATCCTTTATTGGGGATGAAGCAGGAGCTGGATATTTAATGGAAGAAGCGTATGACAAAAAAAGAAAAGAAGATGCCGAAGGCATGGACTATGCTCAAGGTGGAATAGCGAGTTTAATCAAATGAACCCAACCTTAACCAAAAATATGAAGCACGTGAAATGGAGCCAGATTCCTCCAGTCAAAGGCCCTGAGCCTAGAGCCTTGATAAAAGAATCAAAACAAGATAAACCTAGAAACTTGGAGAAAAAAAATGGCAGAAATAGATAAGTCTTTACCAAACGTAAAGCAGAATTTAAACACCACACCACAACAGCAAATGCAAATCGATGCTGAGTCTCAAGCGTCTTCTCAACCCAGCGTGATACAGAATGAAGATGGTAGCGCAGACATTACTTTAGAAGAGGGTGCCGTTAATCAAGAAGGCGGTCAAGATCATTACGCCAATTTAGCAGACCTTATTCCCGATCAAGTTTTAGATCCCTTGGGATCTGAGTTATGGTCCAACTATGAAGAGTACCGACAGTCCAGAAGACAGTGGGCGGACTCGTACACGAAGGGTTTAGACCTTTTAGGATTTCAATACAAAGATAGAACGCAACCGTTTCAAGGCGCAGCAGGAGCAACGCATCCTGTTTTAGCCGAAGCCGTAACCCAGTTTCAAGCGCAAGCGTATAAAGAATTACTGCCTGCCGGAGGACCGGTACGAGCACAGATTTTAGGAAAGATAACACGAGAAAAACAGGATCAAGCAACCAGGGTCAAGGATTTCATGAACTACCAGATTTGTAATGTCATGAAAGAGTACGACTCCGAATTTGATCAGATGTTATTTTATTTACCACTTGCAGGCTCGACCTTCAAGAAGGTATACTACGACGATTTACTTGGACGAGCGGTATCAAAGTTCGTTCAAGCGGATGACCTAGTGGTTCCGTATTCTGCTACCTCATTAGAGGATGCGGAAGCCATTTGTCATGTCATTAAAACTTCAGAGAATGATTTAAGGAAACAACAAGTTTCAGGATTCTATAAAGACGTTAAATTGAATGTGCCTTATAATGAGGAAACCTCTTTAAAGAAAAAAGAAAGAGAACTCGAAGGCATTCGTAAAACTCAAAATGAAAAAGTATTCACTTTAGTGGAATGTCACGTTAATTTAGATTTAGAAGGCTTTGAAGATGTGGGTCAAGATGGTGAACCAACAGGAATCAAAGTTCCTTACATTGTCACTATTGAAAATTCCACGCGAAAAGTTTTAGCGATTCGAAGAAATTTTAAACTCGATGATCCTTTGAAAAATAAGATTCAATACTTTGTGCATTTTCGATTTCTGCCAGGTCTTGGATTCTATGGCTTTGGACTCATTCATATGATCGGCGGCTTGAGTAGAACGGCAACGTCTGCTCTCCGTCAACTACTTGATGCGGGTACGCTCTCCAACTTACCTGCCGGGTTTAAACAGAGAGGTATTCGTGTTCAAAACGATGCTGTCTCGTTACAGCCTGGGGAGTGGCGCGATGTCGACGCTCCCGGCGGTAATATTAAAGATGCGTTTATGCCACTGCCTTATAAAGAACCTTCTCAAACATTATTACAATTGATGACGATTGTGGTTCAAGCGGGACAAAGATTTGCTTCGATTGCTGATATGCAAGTGGGCGATGGCAATCAACAAGCAGCGGTTGGAACAACCGTGGCTTTATTAGAAAGAGGCTCACGAGTGATGAGCGCGATTCACAAAAGATTATACGCCGCTTTGAAACAAGAGTTTACTTTATTGTCAGATGTCTTAGCAACCTACTTACCTCCGGTCTATCCTTACGATGTGATTGGAGATCAAAAAGAAATTAAACAAGCAGACTTTGATGACAAGATTGATATTATGCCGGTTGCCGATCCTAATATCTTTTCTCAAACTCAAAGAATTGCAACGGCTCAAACCGAATTACAACTCGCTCAGTCTAATCCACAGATGCATAATTTATATGAAGCCTATCGTGATATGTACACAGCGATTGGGGTGAAGAACATCGATCAGATTCTTCCACCACCTCCGCCACCGGCTCCTAAGAATCCGGCGATTGAACATATTGATGCGATTGGTGGAAAACCTTTCCAAGCCTTTAGTGGTCAAGATCATAGAGCTCACATTACGGCCCACATTGCTTTTATGGCAACGAACATGGCACGAAACAATCCCATGGTCATTGCGGCTTTAGAAAAGAATGTCTTCGAACATATTTCGATGATGGCTCAAGAACAAGTGGAAATGGAATTTAGAGACAAGATTCAAAAGGTTCAACAGATTCAACAAATGATGAATCAGAACCCTCAACAACAACCCGACCCAAGAATTCAAGCCGAAGCTCAGAATCTTCAGTTAAAGATTGAAGCGCGTAAAGCTCAATTGATTGCAGAGATGATGGAAGACTTCTTAGTCGAAGAAAAGAAAATTACTTCTCAATTTGATCATGATCCGATTGCTAAACTAAGAGCGAGAGAACTTGATCTTAAAGCGCAAGACAATCAAAGAAAAATGCAAGAAGATGAAAAACGAATTGCTTTGGATCGTATGAAGGCGATGATGAATCAAAATCTTCAAGAAGAGAAGATGGAACAAAACGAAGATCTGGCTAATTTAAGAGCTGATACCTCTTTAGAAAAACAAGCGATGTCTAACCGAGCGAAAATGCGTTCTGACGTTATGAAACGAAAGGATGTTAAGACGCTGAAAGGACCGAGAAGCTAATGCCTTTTCAATCTGAAAAACAAAGACGTTATATGCATGCCAACCTTCCTGATATTGCCAACCGATGGGAAGCAAAATATGGATTGGGTGGAATCGCTGAATTAAATTCACAGCTTAATCAACTTCCAGAATATTACCTTCCTAAAAATCAAGGGGGAAGAATTGGTTATGACAAAGGCTTAAAGGTTTTACCTAAAATTGATATTACTCAATCTAGTTCAACACCAGAATCTGGAATTGATGTAACTGAGAGAGATATTACTTATGGTTTAGAAGGATTATTACAAGGAGATAATCTATATGCTGGAGGAGAGTTTCAAACTGGAAACGTAAATGTAAATGTACAAAAAGATGGTAATACTGTTTTCGAAGATACCATGTCTCAAGAGGATCTTAAGAAACTGTATATTGGTCTTGGACAAAAAGAAGGAGATAGAGTTGAGGTAGGTACAGATAGAAAAGGCAATTACACTTTAAATATTGTAAAGTCTTTTAATCAAGGAGGATTTATTCCTTCTCATGAAGCCGGTATTTATGGTTTGGCTGAAGGGGGAAGTATTGCAGGAGGTCATCAGATAGGAACTCCTATAGGAAATAGAACTGGATTTGGAAGTCCTCATGATGATTCCCCTACTGGTTCTGGTTCTAGTTCTTCCGGTACAGGAGGAAGTACAAGTACATCTACTTCAGGTGGCGAAGGTGGTCATGGAAATGTAGCGCATGGACCTGGAGGAAGATTTGAAACTGCTAATACACGAACGACTAAAACAACAACTACTCCTGATAGAGGTGATGGTCCGATTAATATTCATGAGGATACAATTGAAGTAATAGAAGAGCAGAAGAAAACAGATGAAATAAATCGTAGAAATGCATTAAGACAAATGGTTCGAGACCGATCTGAAAAAACAGAAACATGGGAAAAAAAACAACAGTGGAATAAACCTGAAACATCTATTTGGAAAAAAATAGGTATAGGGGCTGCTATTATTACTGGTGTCGCTCCTCTTTTAGGATTTCAAGCTCCAGCAGCTGTGCAAACTGTTGCACAGTTAAATGCACTTCATAATAAAGCTACTTTCGCCTTAGATAAATTTAATCAGTATAATAAAACTGATTATACTCTTGAAGGTCTTTATAATAAGGTAACGAACATAGAAACTGCAGATAAAAAAATAATGGAATCACTTCCTAAAGGTCATCCAGAAAGAATTGCTTTAGAAGCTCAAATGAAAATTAAAACGCCTCCTAAAGGTCCAGACGGAGAGGGCGGCGATAAGGTAGATATTACAATGGATGTTGAAGCGGTTAATGACGCTAACGCTGACAAGGTTGCATTAGAACAAAAGTATGAGGAAATGGACGAGGGGTCTCTTTTAGCTTGGCAACGACAACAAGAAATGCAAGCTAAGAAAGAGGCTTATTTAAGAAATTTTAGAAACACCTATGTTATGGCTTCTCACGGAGGAAGAGTTCCTGGTGGCTATAATACGGGTGGACTTTCTAATTTATTTAGGTTAAAAAACGTATAGGAGTACAAATTATGAGAAACGATTTCGGATCAAGACCTTACACACCACGTTTCCCTTATTCAAAGGGAAGTAAGA